CTCACGCGCAGATTTTTGAAACGAGTATTCACACAAGCGGTTTATCTCGAAATCGAGTCCCGAGGCTCGGAAAGGTTCACTATGTCTGAAAAGCGGAAGGCAGGGCGTCCGAAAGGTGCCACTGACAAGGCGAAGCGCAAGGCGCGACCGCCGACGAAACCGCATGGCCGACCAAGGGTAGCGCCGGCACGTGCGAAACAGGTTGCGATCCAGTTGTTGAAGAAGCGTGTCGAATCGGATCGGGCGAACCACACCCCGACTCGAGTCGATTCGAAGGTGGCCGGCGCTCTGGCCGGTTCACTTCTGGCCCCAACCCTTGGCGAGACCCCGGCCCACCTGTCACCGCTGGATTATGCGCTTGCCGTAATGAACGATCCGACCGCGCACCCAACCCGGCGCGACGCGATGGCGGCAATCGCGATGCCGTTCGTTCATCCGAAAGCATCGCAGGCCGAAACGAAAAAGTCATTGAAACTCAACTTCAATTTCGCCGGCAATTCTACGTCTCCAATTTCGCAGGCGCAAGCGCCGCAGATTGAGGCGCAACCGGAACCGGGCGACGATTGGGATAGTTTGTTGAGCGCCGGCCAGAGGCGTCCGAATTGATGCCATGCCACTCAATCGCGACAAGCTGCCGAGCTACGTTGAGGTCATTGACGAACCCGCGGTTGCGGTGTTGACGACGTTTCAAAACGTTGACGCAAAAGAGTGTGACGAAAAGAACGTGCTTCCAGAAATCAGCGCACGATCCACGGTCAACGTTGGCGGCGGCACGCGCGTTGAACTGACGTTGAAGTTTGTATGAGTGAATGGAATCTGGCCTGTCTCGATTGGCAGGATCGCATACGCCAGGGTAGATCACTGATCCCTTCACTACCGTTGAACAGGGGTAGGGCGCGGCGAGCGGTTTCCATTTTCAACAAGCTTCGCCTTGCTGACGTTCCTGGCAATCCAACGTTGGCCGAAGCTTGCGGCGATTGGTTTCGCGACATTGTTGAAGTGATGAACGGATCACTTGACGACAACGGCAAGCGCCACGTCCGCGAACTGTTCTGTCTTGTGCCGAAGAAAAATTCCAAGACTTCTTATGGCGCGGGTTTGATGTTGACGGCGCTTTTGCTGAACGAGCGGCCTAAAGCGCCGTTCGGTCTGATCGCGCCAACGCAAGATATCACTGAGATTGCATACAGCCAAGTGTCGGGCATGATCCGGCTTGACGATAAGTTGCAAAGTTTCCTTCAAGTGCAGGATCACTTGAAGAAGATTACAGATCATCGCACCGGCGCGACGCTTGAAGTCATGTCGTTCGATCCTTCGGTGCTGACAGGCCAGAAGTGGGCTGGCGTTCTAGTTGATGAATTGCACGTCGTTGCCACGATGGCGAAAGCGTTGAGTGCCGTGGGGCAAATACGTGGCGGCATGATCGCATACGAAGAAGCTTTTCTTGCGTTTATCACAACGCAGTCCGAGAAGCCCCCTGGCGGGGTGTTTAGAGCGGAACTGTGGAAGGCTCGCGCGGTTCGCGATGGCAAGTCCAAAGCGAATATGCTGCCGGTACTGTACGAGTTTCCGCCCAATGTATCCAATTCTACAGGTCCGAACGCGTTATGGCGCGATCATGCAATATGGCATTGGATTACGCCGAACGCAGGCCGTTCAATCACGATTGAGCGGTTGGTTGAAGACTACACGACGGCGGTTGAAACAAGCGAAGAAGAACTACGACGTTGGGCTTCGCAGCATCTTAACCTTGAAATTGGTGTGGCGCTTGGTTCGGATCATTGGATAGGCGCGGCGTATTGGGAAAACCAGGCCGATCCTGATGTTGACCTAGACCTGATCATGCGTTGGTGCGACGTGATCGTGGTAGGTATAGATGGCGGCGGACTTGACGATTTGTTGGGCCTTGCGGTTCTCGGGCGGCACAAAGATACCCGTAATTGGCTTTTGTGGACGCACGCATGGGCGCATCCAATTGCGCTAGAGCGCAGAAAGGCGGAAGCCGGACGGTTGAAAGATTTTGAAGCTTGCGGCGATTTGACGATAATTGAGAAAATGGGCGACGACATACCGCAGCTTGTCGAAATCGTTGAACGTATTCACAAAGCCAATAAGTTAGCCGGCGTCGGACTTGATCCTGCCGGCATCGGCGCGGTCGTTGACGCTCTAGCTGAAAAGAACATCGCGGGCGATGACCTGATCATCGGTATATCGCAAGGCTTTTCACTACAAGGCGCGATCAAGACGACGGAACGTAAGTTAGCGGACGGTTCTTTTATTCACGGCGGCCAACCAATGATGGATTGGGTAATAGGCAACGCCAAAGTAGAGCCACGCGGCAACGCCATTATGATCACCAAGCAAGCCGCAGGAGCGGGCAAGATTGATCCCCTGATGGCGACGTTTGATGCCGTTCAACTCATGTCTCGGAATCCCGAGATTGACAGTAGATCGCGATACGAAGAACGCGGTTTGCTAGTTATGTAAGGAAGTCCAATGTCAGACAATCCCGAGTTGTCTGCGTCTCAACGGGAGTCGCAGTCCGAAACCATGCACGTCACACATCCCTACACGTTTCATATTGAAGCGCCCGACCTGCTAGCCGCAGTCGGCGGCGTTTTGACGGTTGCTGGCGTTGTGATGTGGCTTGGTTGGGGCGCGTTGATTGTTGCAACCGGCTTGACGGTGTGCGCGTCGGCCTATTGGTGGGCAAAGCGGTAATGGGATTGATGACGCGCATTGCCGGGCAATCACGCGGCGCTACATCGTTCGCTGGGAGTGTCGTGTCACGTTCCGCCATCGGCGTTCCTACCGTTGGCATGATACCCCCTCTCGGCGCTACGCCGTCAGCAGCCGGCCTGTTGGTGAGCCAATCAACGGCCATGTCGATTTCGCCTATTTTCGCGTGCGTCAATATCATCGCAAAAGACGTAGCGCGATGTGCGCCGTCTTTATACCGCGAAGACGACAATGGCATTCATACCCCTGTTACAGGCAATCCGGTCAACGATCTGTTTCTTACGCCTAACCGTATTCAGACCTGGTTTGAGTTCATGCAGCAAATGACCGTGGCGATGATGCTGCGGTCCAACGCCTATGCGGCGATACTGCGGGATAAAGACGGATATCCGATAGAACTCATACCTATCAATCCTGATGCCGTGCTTGTGCTGGAAGCATCGGACGGTTCGGTGTTCTATAATGTAAATCGTCTTGGCCTTTTCCAGATTGCGGTGTTGAGTGGCTTTGCCGGCGCGACGATACCGGCAGAAGATATGCTGCACATTCGCGATTTCACGTTCAACATACTTGTCGCTCCGTCGCGCATCGGCCTTATGCGAGACTCCATCGGCGTGACGATGGGCCTTGAACAGCAAGCCGCGCGATGGATGGCAAATTCAGCGCGGCCTTCCGGCGTGCTGCAAACCGACAAGACGTTGACCGATTCTGCCGCCGCACGTTTGCGTCAGCAATGGGAGAATATGGTTCGCGGTATTCAAAACGTTGGCAATACCGCCGTGCTTGAGGAAGGTTTGAAGTGGCAACAAATTACTTTGGATGCCGCCACTCTTGAATTTATCCAACAGCGAAATTTTCAAGTTGAAGAAGCGTCGCGGATTTACGGCGTTCCTCTGCACAAGCTAGGACGTGAAATCCAAGGCCGGCTTACACCTACCGAACTTGAACAAATGTATGTCAACAATACCGTGACGCCGATTCTTGACAATGTGCAGGCGCGGTTAGAGCGGGCACTTAGCCTTCATATAAAAGGCATCAGGGTTAAGTTGGACGAACAGACTTTGTTGCGTGCCGACATAATGACACGGCGTAATGCAACGCGGCTCGGTGTGCTGAGTGGCGTCATTACACAGAATGAGGGTCGCGCCGACGAAGGCCGGATGCCTATCGCTGGCGGCGACGTATTGCTTGTGCCGTCGAATACCGCCGCGCAAGGCAGTGATGCCACAGGCACCGCGCCCGATGGCGCGGGCAAGCCGGCTGGCGACAATCTTCCTGATCCTGGCGCGGGCACTTCTGGCAATCAACCAAGTGCCGTTGACAGCCCTTCCACTGAATAGGAGTCTTGCGGTGACAACCAATCCAGCCGTGCAGCATCGGCATTATGCGACTGAAATTCGCGCGATCGATGCGACCGACACGACGCCCCGGCAGGTTCGCGCAATATGTTCAACCGAGGACATGGATCGCGCGGGCGATATCGTGGTGCAGTCCGGTATCGTGTTGGACGCCTACAAGAACAATCCGGTCGTTCTATACAACCACAATACCGACGACCCAATTGCGCGAGCATCCGACATTCAGGTGTTGAACGGCAATCTGGAAGCGCAGATTGACTTTCCACCGCCCGGCGTCAGCCCCGAGGCCGACAAAACCTATGGGCTGATCAAGGCCGGCATCATCAATGCCGTCAGTATTGGTTTCAAGGTGTTGGCATCTGAACCACTCGATCCGACGAAGCCGCGTGGCGCACAACGCTTCTTGAAATCGGAACTTTTGGAGTTCAGCTTTGTACCAGTGCCGGCCAATCCGAACGCGTTGATCGTTCAGCGTGCGAACGTCGCCGCCGTCAAGATGACGCGTAAAGGCTTGTTCGCGGTCGGGTCGCTTGCGGATATCCTGGCATATCTCGGCTATCTACAGGAAGACGCCGAGTGGGAAGCCGCAGCGGAAGGCGATGGCAGCCAAGTGCCCGCCATGCTTCTCGCCGCCATGCAGCAGCTTGGCGCGGCGCTTATCGCGATGACGCAAGAAGAAGTTGCCGAACTTCTTGCCGATGATGAACCGGACGCTGACGACGACATGCTGATGATGGCGTTCACGATGGCCCAAAAGGCTTTCGGCCACATTCAGAAAGCCGGAAAGGTTCTTTCCGACAAAAACCACCAGAAGCTTTCTGATGCGCACGCCGCCATCGGTGACGTGTTGCAGTCCGCAAAACCGGCGTCAGATGACGATGCCGACGACGCCGCGAAAGATATCACAGTAGAGCGGCAACGTGAAATCGAAATGCTGGCGTTCGCGCCGGCATGAAGGCTCGTCCCGTATCCCGAACGGGCTTTTTTCCAATCAACAGGAGTACAGGACGATGACGACCATTGCGGAACTTCGCCAGCTTCGCGCGGAAACCTACGCGAAGCTGACACCTTTCGTTGAAATGAAGGGTATCTTGACGCCGGATAACAAGACGGCGTTTGACGGTATCAAGGGTGAACTGGCGGCGCTTGATGCGCAGATCGAACGCGCGGTGGATCATCAGCAGTTGATGGTGCAGAGCGTTCAGCCAGTTGCCGATCAGGCGCAACCTGTCGTTCGTGGCACCGTTGCCGCCTCGCCCGAGACGGATGCTTACGTGAAGGACAAGAGCCTTGTCATCGGTGCATCAATCAAGATGATGGCCCAGGGCAACGGTTCGCTGTTCGTCGCACGTCAAGTCGCGAGCGAGGTATACGGCGAGAACCATCCGGTAACGAAGGCTCTGATCGTGTCGTCGGGCGCAAGCGGCGGTTTCATCGTGCCGCCCGACTACGTGAACTCCATCATTGAACTTCTGCGACCGATGGCCGTGGTACGTTCCGCTGGACCGCGCAACATCCCGATGCCGCGTGGCACAATGACTCTGCCAGGGCAGGCGTCGGCGGCTACCGCGACGTACGGCACGGAAGGTAGCACGATCAGCGCCAGCCAGCCGAAGTTCAATCAAATCACCGCGACGTACAAGAAGCTGACGGCGCTTGTGCCTGTCAGCAACGACATGATGCGTTACGCCGATCCGGCGATTGACGCCATCGTGCGCGATGACCTGGTTTTGGTGACGGCGCTTCGCGAGGATTTGGCGTTCATCATGGGCGATGGCACCAACGCGACGCCACGCGGCTTCGTATCGTTCGCCAATGCCTATGCGGTGGAACAGGCCGGCACTGCCGGCACGTTCGTTACCGGCGCAAACGGTGTGTACGCAACCGGCGGCAACTTCATTACCGCCAACATGACCGTGACGCAGGCAACCGTTACCGCTGAACTCGCTGGCGCGGTGAACAAGCTGGATACCGCGAACGTGCCGGATCGCAAGCGTGTTTGGTTCTTCCATCCGCGCACGTACAACTACCTGTACAATGCCATCAACTCGCTTGGCATGTATGTGTGGCGCGACGAACTGAATCGCGGAACGCTTCTCGGATACCCGTTCAAGAAGACGACGCAGATTCCGGTCAACCTGTACGACTCCAGCAGCACCAACAAGGATTTGACCCTGATCTTCCTTGTCGAAATGACCGACGACATGATCCTCGATTCAATGACACTGGAACTCGCGGTGTCGCGTGAAGGCAGCTACACGGACTCCAACAGCAACACCGTGTCGGCCTTCACAACTGATCAAACGATCATCCGCGCGATCATGGAACACGATCATCAGGTCCGACACGACGCGGCAATTGCCGTGATCCAGAACGTTCGTTACGCGCCGACGTTGACCTAACCTCGGCACGCGGCAGCTTTTCACAACTCGACAAGTAAGACGGTCGCAAGGCCGCCTCACAGGTCAACAGACAGGAGAACACCCCAATGTCGGGTATCAACATCGCGCGGAACGTCGGCGCACTTGGCGATCTGCTTACGCTTTCAGCGCCCGCTACTGCCGTCGCCGCAGGCTCGGGAGACGCCACAAGCACAACGGGAACGGCGATTGATCGCCTTTCCTATTCCTCTGGCGGCATCCCCAACAGTGCCCTCGTGGGCGTTGCGTGGTCCGCTACGCTCGCGAGCGGTAAGACGCTTTCAATGGCGTTGACGGTGCAGGACAGCGCCGACAATTCCAAGTGGGCTGACTATTCCACCGTCGCGTCGGCGGTCGTTTCCACTGGCGGCTCTGGCGGCAGCACCAACATCGGACAGACCAACGTCGCGGTTGATCTGACGAACGCGCGTCGTTACGTGCGGCTCAACTTCCAACCGGACCTGAACGCCGCAGGCACCGACACGGCAACCATGATCGGAACAGGCTTCTTCGCCGGTTGGGATCGTTTGCCCGCGCCGACGAACTGATCCACGACGCCTAACCCGGTTCGCTCAATGGTGGGCGAACCGGGGCTACCTTCCTTCTCCCGAAAGGAAATCACCATGTCTGAAACGTTGACGGATACGTTCAAGATCACTGATGACCGCGTAAAGTTGGGCGAAATGGTAAAGCGATCAGTAATGATTGCAACGCCAGTAGCGCGCGATCCGGTATACCAATATACCATGTCGATTATCGAAACCTGCGGCCTGTTGAACCGCGTCGGTATCAAGCATGGCGTTTTGATGATCGTCGGCAATTCCAACTTGCCGCGCGTTCGCAACGAACTTGTGGCGCAATTCCTTGCGTCCGAGTTTGACGAACTTTTCTTCATTGACGATGACATGGGGTGGGCGGCGAACGATGTTGTGC